TAGTAATTGATTCAGCAACTGAACTCTTACGAAAAGCTTGTTGAACCTTTTGACTGTAAATAACTGGAGAGAAATTACCATTAGGTAGGTTTGTATAACCTGACGCTACTTTAAAAGCCATCTTTTTCTCCTTTTAGTTTTTAGAGGCTAACAAACGATAACTCCACTTCGTAAGGGCTGATGCTGAAAATGGGTAGCTATAAATAGGACCATAACATCAGGTAGCCTGAGTAGGATTTCATTTGAATATTGTAGAGTGGAGAATATAAAATTCTGGTCTACACGAATGTGTATTTATCTATACATACACAAAAATAGTAATTTGTCAAGCAGTTAAGCTATTAAGCTCTAGCTGCTCCACTAACATCGTATACAAAGTTGCCTGAACGAATAGCTTTACTAATAGCGTCTTCGTTTGCAGAATATTCTTGTGATGTCATTTTAGCTACTTCTGACTCTAGTATATTATTAGAACCTGTAGCATTATTATCAGGAGTAGTAGAACTTTTAACATTCACTGCTCTTGCTGCATCTTTTTTAGATGTTTTCTTTTTAGGTGTTTTTACTCCCATGTCTGCTTTATACAGATCTATGGCACGTGCTGCTGCACGAGGATCATCTTCGTTTTCATAAAGAGCTTTTTGAATGTAATCAGGTTGTTCTTCTGCCCAATCATGGAACTCAGGATTATCTCTAATCTCTGTAAAATCTGGATGTATCTGTAATAATTCCATTTCAGCACGTTCTCGTGATGTCAGTCTTTCTCTTTCTGATAAAGAATTTAATCTTTCTTCAATATCTTTGTTTTGTTCTACTGCTTTTTTCATTGCAATAGTTTCTACAATTTTAGCAACGTCTGGGTACTCAGAAGCCCATGCATCAATCTCTTCATCTGATTTAGGTAGCTTCATTTCTTTTTTAGTAGCTGCTGATAATTGTTTTTTAAGATCAGATAATTCTTTATCTTTTGCTTCTGTAGTTTTTTGCATATGTCTACGCAAATCACCATAACGTTTTTTAAATGATTCGTCTTCAGGTCCACTAGCTGCTTGTTCAACAGTTTCTGAATTTTCAGTTGTTCCTTCTCTTTCTTTTAGAGCTTCATCTGCAGCTAATTCTTGCATAGTAGGTTCTGCTCTTTGGTATCTTACAGGTTTTTGCATTATTGTGTCACCTGTATCTTCATCTCTTTTTATTACTGTTTCTTCGTTTGACATTTACGTCTCCTTGTTGGGGCTACTTAGTTGCCTATTTCTAGGGGTTAGTAGGTAGCCATAAACTAAGCATTGCTGCTTAGGGCTAAGTAGTTAGTCTACTTAAATATTTGTTCTGTTTGTTCTTGAACGCTAGAAGGTTCTGCACCCTCTGGTCTTTGAGGAGGTGGGTATAAACTTGCATTAGATCCACCCCAAGGTTCTGTAGTCATACCACCTGCTGCTAATCCCATAACTGTTCCTCCTTTTGCTAAATTAGGTACTCCTAACGATCTTAATTTTTCTATAACTCCTGCTGTTTCTTTTCTAGTTAAATCTCCTTGATTTAATATAGATGTTAAAGAATTTATACGTGCTTCTTTAGTTGGATCTATTTCAGGCAAACCTTCAGTGTTAATATCTAACTTTTTATATGTAGTGTTGTCACCACCAAATTCATCATCATACTGAGTAAACTTAGGTCTTTCAGACTGCATAGCTTGGTCTAATGGTGCCATTCTTTCTGCTTGTACTAACTTAGACTCATGCCCCATATGTGTACCTACATTTACAGCAACATTAGAATTATCAGCCACGCCTTCAATTTTTATATCTTTTTTAGGGTTAAGCATTATTAAATGATTGTTACTGCTGCCACTTGTAACTGCTTGATAACCACCTTTTCTTAAAATACTTGCCATATCTTCAGGAGGTAATCCATATTTTAAACGACCTGTTTTTTTAAAATCCTCTAGCATATCAGGAATCATGTTACTAGATCCTCTATAATAGGATATTAAACTTTTTTCGTATTCTTTAAGCATAGATGGAGTTACATTAGTATCAATTTTTCCTGTCTCAATAGGCTTATAAAGCATATCTTCATCACCTTTAGGATTAGTTCTAACCCTCTTATTTTTTTTCGCATTTTCTCCGCCCCATACTTTTAAATCTTTTTTTACTCTTACTGTGTACAAATAAGGACCATAAGTAGATGCATCATAAATATCTGGAGTTAAATATGTACCAAAAGCAGTTCCCTGCTCTGCATCATATCTCATGTCAGGTTTACTTTGAAGAGATTTTAAATTACCCTGTCCTGTTCCATGATACCATAAAGGTTCTGTCCATTTATTAGATTTTAAATTTTTACCTTTATTAAATTCTTTTATTTGATTACTAATAACATCATCTGTAACTTTAACACTTGCTGTTAATTCTGCCATTTCATCTACTGTTTTCATAGGTGCGGTTTTAAGCATATCCGTATTATTTATGTTTTTTCCTACTTTACTAACTGCCTTAGCTCCTGCTTTAGCAACACCAACACCTAAAGAAGCACCACCTGTAATTACACCTAAAGCATCTACTGCAAATCCTGCAGGATCTGTTGCAAATGTTTCTTTAGCTTTTTTAATGCTTCCATACCTGTCTGCAAAATGTTGACCAACAGCTCTTGCTGTGTCTTCATTTCCTTGCTCACCTGGTATTGCTAACTGCACTACTCCTGATCCTAGCTCATACAAACTTTTAGCAGTCTGTACTGGGTGTGTTATCATTTCTATTGTGTCTTTTACTAGTTGTTTACTACTAGGTACAAAATTTTGTTTTGCTCTTGATAAAACAGAATCAGTCTGTTCATCTGCATTAGCTCCTTCCCAAGGCTCTGTAGTTATACCGCCTTGGTTACGACCAGGTATAGTTATTGCTTTATTTACTCCAGAAACATTATTTATGTACGTATTTAATAATTTATTATTTGCGTATGTAGAAGGGTCGGCTATATAAGGTTTTGCTCCACTGTATCCTTGGTTATACATAGTAGCAGATTCTATTATAGTAGGCTTTCTTTTATTATTTCTTTCAAATCTTTTATTTAAATATTCTAAATAATTTAAACTTGCATTTACTTGCCCTAATTCATCTAATTTATCATAATCTTTTGCAGCCTGTGCCATGTACACATCATGTTCAGGAGTACCTTTTTCAGGGACAGGTTTATATTTTTTTTGATATACTTGAGAATCTACGAATGCACTTAGTTGTATTTGTAAAGGTCCTTTGGCTGCTTCGTGAAAAAACTGACCTCCACTGGATTCTGCATATAAGATAGAATATACATCGGGGTAAGAAACATTTTCATTATCTTTTGTAAAATTTTCTATAGCAGATATAGACTCTGGCTTTAATTTATTTTCAACTTTATAGCTTCCTTTAAGTGAGGCATTGTTAAAATTTACATACTCATTAAATTTAGTATTGTCTCGTAATTCTGTATCAATAGGTATTTTGGTTTCTATAGCGTCATAATTAGGTTCGTTTTCTTTTACAGTGTTTTCTGTAGTCATGCCATTAGCGGCTTGTGGTATCACTGTTCCCCCTTCACGTAAAGACGCAGTAAATCGTTCACTGTCTTTGTTACGCAAAGAGTTTTGAAAAGCTACATTTTTCATTAAACAGGAGCACCTTCAGGCATAGTAGGACCTAATAAACCTTCAGGAGCTTCTTCTTGTGGGCTCACTAATTGACCTTCTTGATCCATTACATTTAAACCATCAAGAGCATTCTTTCTCATTTTTTCATACTGAGCTAAACCGTGATACCTAACTACATTAGCAGGTACTACAAGTTCTCCTTCAGATAATAGAACGAGTTGATCATCTGCTACTTCTTCTGCAGTTGCACCAGGAGGTGCTACAGTTATCCCTAAGCTTTCTGCTTCTTTTGCCATATCAGGTGATACAGATTCCTGTGATGGGGGTGGGGGTGGCATACCGCCCATAGGTGACATTGCTATGTTTCCTTCTGCAGCTTTTCTAATATATGCTCCACCTAATCTTAATTCATTTGCGTTTACCATGTACTTTCCTTTATTTGCCATTATAGTTCTCCCTGCTATACTATTTTTATTTTTAGCTAACATATCTCGCTCTAAAAAAGCCTCACCAGGTTTTCTGTCTTTGTCACCTAATCTTGGATTAACTTTAGTATTTATTTTTGTTTTTTTGATTAAAGGATTAACTCTAGTTCCTCCATCATTTCCCTCACCTACAGGTGTTATTATATTTTTATTTTCTGCCATATTATTTCTCCTTTGCTGACTGAATAGCTTCTTCTCGTATTGTTAAAAATCTTTGAAGCTCTTGAATTGATCCTTGTAGCATATGTATTTTACAGTGATCTACCTCCCTATAAAGATTCTTTGTTTGAGAATCTATCCTGTCTTTAACATATTGAGAGAGGGCTTCAAGATGCTTAGGATCGTTTAAACACGGTAGTAATTTTTTAGCTGTTTCTTTTATCATTGTATTCCTTCATTGCTTCCTAGAGGAGGTGCAGAAAATCCTTCCATACCAGGCTCAGGTGCTCCACCTGGTCCTATATTACCATTACCTGTTTGAGCAGGATTAGTAGAAGCAGGTATACCGCCTCCTTCTGGTGCTGTAGGTTGAGGAGCTTGTTCAGCAGGTCCTGCAGGCATCATTCCCGCAGCTTTCATAACTTCTGCTTGTCTTACAGCTTCTCTTTCATCGTTAACAAATTTCTCTGCATCAAGATCAAAGGCATGAGCAATCTCTCTTAATATTACAGGGAACTTTATAAAAGGTGCTAAGGTAGGAGAACTTCCTATTTGCATAAGTTGTATAAGTCTTTGACTTCTTACTTCATTACGCATAAGACTTTCTGTGCCTCTAGCCTTTACTTCTATATCGCCTTTTATTTCTGGATCATAATCAAATTGTTGATTAAAAGCATAAAAGGCTTCTCCTAGTGGTTGCAATAGATAATCATCAATATTTTTAATAACTGTTTTAATAGATAATTGAGCAGCACCCATTAACATAGATATGCCTGATGCTGTTCTACCTACACCAGTAACTCCTGTTTGACCATGAGAGAAAGAAGGTATTCCTGTAGCTTCGTCTGCAAGTACCCTAGCCTTATCAAACATCTGCATGTTTTGATTTGACACATTAGGATAACTAGTAGCAAACAAAGACTGACCAGGTGCTCCACCTTGCCTTCTAAAAATTTTACCAGGATAGAGCTCTAAGTCCTGCCCTGGTACGAGATTAGTTTCATCAATCTCAAATATAAGATTTCCTGCTAGTACAGCATTATCTACTGCCATACGCATAAAACCATTCATTAGTTGTTGTGTGTCTGACATATTTTCTGCTAGACCTACTCCATAAAAACTATATGGGTTTAGCTCAAAAGGAGCAGCAAAATAAGGAATCCTATTAGGAACGAAAGGGTTAATCGCCAATCTAAGGATTTTACCATTTCCCACCCAAGCATTAATTTGGACTGTGTCCAAGTCAGAGTATTCGTCAGGAATATCAAGACCTGCATCTTCTGCAGTGTCTTTGTCAATATTTCCCCAATACTCGTAAACTTCAAACCTATCCACGCTATAACTTTTTGTATCTTCGTCTTCAACTTGTGTCTCCCACCATTTACGGACATAATTAGTGCCCATTTCTATACATTCATCAATAGCATCGCTATCAAAGAAAGGTCGTTTTTTTAAGCCCCTTAAATCTGAGTGAGATAATTTATGTCTTTGGATTACATACTCAGCTTGTTCCATATTCTTAGCATCTGGATCAGGGTAAAAATTCCAGACAGAAACAAATTCTAATTTAGGTACAGTAGTTATTTTAGGATTGTAAGATACTTTACCATCTTCATCTTCTTCCCAATTAGGATATTCTTTGTCTACTGCAAAAGGTCCTTTCAAAACACCTGTACCAAATAGAGACATTTCAAATGCAGCAGAACGTAAATGTTTAGATGCTGAAGATTCTTCTAATTGGTCTAGTATTCTTTTTTCCATTTTTTTAGCTGCGTCATCTGCAGGATGAAATGTTATAGCTGTAGGAGTTAATCCTTCGCCTTCTTTTAAGTTCAAATCATTTTGTAGATATTCTAAATTACCTAAACGATCTTCTAAAGTTTTTTGCGTAGCACCAGGTTCTAAGTCATTACCATCTCCAGGAAAACCATAAGGCGATGTTAAATTATCAGGCTCATTAGGATCAAAGTGAACTGCTTCAGCTACACCTTCTGGTATACGTGTAGAATTAATACCTAAAGGAAATCTCTGTCCTGCAAATAGTACATCTGTTATCTGACCAAAAGCTGCTATTACTTTTGTTTTTGTTACTTTAATGAATACTTGACTTTTTTCTGTGTCAGTAAATTGATTATCATTACCATAAATTCCTCTATAGTTTCTATAAGAAGTTATCCATCTAGTTTCTTGGTCACGCCTAGCGTCTTCTGACTTAGTAAACGAACTGCTTACATGTTTTGCTAAAGCACTTTCTTGATCATCTAACAATAATTCTTCTATTTCTAATTCTTCATCTGCCATATTATATCCCTTTAATAACCAAATGACTCATCAAATGGTTGCCATTTTTTTATTTGTTGAGTTGCATCAAAACCAAATAAAGACCTTGGCACTGGTCTAGACATTACACCATAACGCAATGCGTCATAGCCATGATCATAATCTATCTTAGTATTAATATCTTCTGGATTATTTTTATCTAAAGGTAGTTGAGGTATCTCTGCAATTAGTTGTGTACAATTCTCAAAAAACTCTATACCTGCTTCATCCATTTCTTCGTCTACTCTTAATAATCTATGTATCTCATTTTTACCTGCTATACGACTTCCTTTTGTTCTATCAGAAGGTCGCCATCTACATCCTCTGAGAATCATTGCTTCTGCTATACTAGGTCCTGTTTGACCTCTTTGATGCCAACAAGAAGAGTCTAATATACCATATGCTATGCTATCGTCTGTCTCTCGTTCAATTCTTAGTATAATATCAGCTAACTCATCTGCAGTTTTTTTACGTACATATAGTTCTCTATATACTATAATATGTCCATCTGGTCTAGCAGCCATCCATAATACTACTGACCAAGAGCTGTACCCATAGTCACAAGCTCTAAATCTTCTCCACGAAGAAGGAATGTCATAAGGTTTAACAACATGTATATCTCTGTTAAACTCTCCAAAAGCTGCTCCTTCTGCTATGTCCCATGACCCTTCTAGAAGTTGCTTACGCTGAACTTCTGGTAAAGATAAAAGGTTAGCTTCGTATTCACCTGATTCAGATAGATAAGGATTATCTGTTAGTTTAGCAGGTATAAACCTTCTTTTAAACAGGGATTG